CAAACGGTAAATGTTGTTATTGGACAGTTCCTGCAAACGTTTCGAAAGTAACATTTGAACTTTGGTCAGGTGGCGGAGCAGGAGCAGGCGCAACATGCTGTAATAACTGTATGCACTCGGCAGGAGGATCTGGAGGTAACTATGGTGTAAAAACTATTAGTACATGTCCAGGTTGTACTTATTCAATATGTGCTGGCGGCACATGGCCTTGCAGTAAATCACATACTTGTTCAGCAAGTATGGGATGTCGTTCATATGTAAACGGACACAATTTAAGTAACTTCTGTGTAACAGGTGGTTGCGGTGGATGGATGTGTCAAGGAGATGCATGGGGGCCAAGACATACACAAACATGTGCTAACTGTAATATATGTGGAATTTTTGGCGCAGATTTTGGAATTATGGGATCAACTGGTGTATCAGGCGGACACGGTGGATGTCAATGTAAATCAGGTGACTGGGGAATGTCAGGAGCGGCACCGTTTGTAGGAAGACATAGTGCAGGTGCTAACGCAGAAGCATGGTGTAACTGTGCATGTTATACTAATTGGCCTGCAGGTGGCGGACAGACAGGACAAAGTTCATATTGCGGAAACTGGGCAAAATGTTGTGCAGGCGGTAATATGGGTGGCTCAGGAATGGTAAGAATAACATTCGCTTAAGGAAAGATAGAAAATGGCAACATATGCAAGTTATAAAAAAGTAGCAAATGACAGTATTGTAGACGGAACTATTACTTCTGACGATATTGCACACGGAAACGGTAACAACTACGGAGTACAATGGATCTATAACGAGCGTGGTATGAGATGCCATGAATGTGCAAGACAGAGTGGATGTTGCGAACAAGCTAACGGAAAATGTTGTTACTGGTGTGTACCAGATGGTGTTTCAACAGTAACTTTTGAAATTTGGTCAGGCGGCGGAGGCGGCCCTGGCAGTACATGTTGTAACTATTGTATGTTTACAATTGGTGGTGCTGGAGGAAATTATGCTTCCAAAACTATTGCTACAAATCCAGGCTGTCAGTACTCAGTATGTGCTGGTGGCAGTTGGCCTTGTGGTAAAGCACACACTTGTGGTGCAGGTATGGGATGTAAGAGTTACGTCAATGGACATAACTTATCTAACTTCTGTGCAGTAGGTGGCTGTGGTGGCTGGATGTGTAACGGAGATGCATGGGGTCCAAGACATACTCATTTTGGTTGTGAAAACTGTAGAATATGTGGTATTTTTGGTGCCGATTTTGGAATAATGGGATCAACAGGATGGGAACCAGGACACGGTTACTGTCACTGTGTGTATACATATTCTGGATCAGGACAACCACCATTATTAGGTAGAATGACTGTAGGAGTTACTAACGAAGCATGGTGTTCATGTGGTTGCCACGTTAGTTGGCCATCAGGTGGCGGAATGCCTGGTGTTAGTTCATACTGCGGAAATTGGGCAAAGTGTTGTGCTGGGGGATCAGGACAAGGCGGCTCAGGTGTTGTTCGTATAACTTTTATGTAAATGATAAATAGTATTAGGAGCTGAATAATATGAGAAGAATAAGCAAACAATTTACTTACCCAATATGGGACGAATGGCGTAAAAATTCTTTTACGCAAGGAAGAACCGGCACCTTTACTTACGAAGGTCCAGAATTCTTAACATTTGAAATTAATAACGATCCTAACGATGAAGATTATGGTAAGGAATCAGGATGGTGTTTATGGGAAAAACGAGATCTAGAACGTCCAGCAGGTGCAGACATTACAAGAGTAACAGTTGATTGTAAAGAAAATCCTTTACTTTGTGAAATTGGAAATGATGATGGTAAAGAGTCAGGTATTTTGCTAAGACGTCAAAGAGAATGGAGAGTACTTTGGGACGCACCAGATGGTTACCCAGATGTTGAATATACAGAAGACTTAGAACCAAGAGATGTATATGATGAGCAAAACATCACATATGATTTTGAAACAGGTCAATTTAATATTGGTATTCATGATTGGGAAGCAACAGGAACTAAAATGGATCTTACTTGGCAAGAAGTAAGAGATGTTAGAGACCAAGAATTACATGATACAGATGCTAAAGTGGGCCAAACAGATGCTCCAGATGCTATTCAGCAAGGTTGGCTAAGCTATAGACAAAAGCTAAGAGATCTACCAAGTGTTATGGAATCAAGAGGATACGAACCATGGCAAGCAGTTATGATGTTTCCGGTGATGCCAAAAGATATGAGAGATCCAGACGCATCAGCAGATCCAGCAGATCCTTACAGAGATGGTGCTTTTGCAGTTGATGTACAAGTTGCCGCACAAAAAGCCGCTGGTAAGAAATAACACAATAAAAATTATTATAAATTAAGGGCCTAAGGGCCCTTTTTTTATGACTGCCAGATCATCGTCTAGCAAACTAATCCTTCTATAAATATTTTCATAACAGGAGAAAAAATTGTCACGTAAAAAAGCCTATTTTATGAACGGAGGTGCAGGAAGAGTAGTTGCATCTATACCTGCGTTTGAAAAATTATACGAAGAAGATCAAGACTTTATTATTGTTTGCGAAGGCGGTATGGACTTTTATAAAGGACATCCACAACTACATGAACTTGCATACGATCATTGGCACAAAAATTTATTCAAAGATTACATTAAAGATAGAGATTGTATAACACCAGAGCCTTATAGAGTGTGGGAATATTACAACCAAAAGTGTAGTTTAGCACAAGCATTTGATATTGCTATTAATAACAAAGGTGTAAGAGAATTACCAGATCCTAAAATTTATATGAATAAACATGAAATGGTAAACGGATATAAGGTTGTTGAAGAAGTAAAAGCAGTAACAGGTAAAGACAAAGTAGTTGTATTTCAACCATTTGGACGCACAGCAGAAAATATGGGCGACTTTGTAATTGATGGTACTAGTAGAAGCTTTCATCTAAATGATGTTATTAAAATTTGTAAAGAACTACGTGAAGATTACGCAGTAATTGTAATGAGTGAATTTCCTGTGACAATAGAAGAAAATCCAAAGCTACCAATAGCAGTACCACAGATACCAGACGTAAGAGTTTGGGCAAGTGTAATTGAAATTGCTGATCACTTCTTAGGTTGCGATAGTTTAGGACAGCATATGGCAAAAGCACTAGGTACAACATGTACAAGCGTTATAGGTAGCACATATCCTATTAATATATCCTATCCAGATTCTCCTGATTTTGATATTATTGATTTAGGAGAAGGTAAACGTAAATTTAGTCCTATAAGACTTACAATGGAAGAAGAAGTCGAACGCTTTAATGACGAAGTAATGGAGTTAGATGATGACAGCTTTAAAAAGATTATTACAAGTGTTAAAAAACGTTTGGGAAAACCGAGAAGTTACACCGGAAGTTACACACCGCAACAAGAACAGGGTGAAGTCTGTCCGACACACGGCGTTGTACATGAAAAAGGAGTAACACACGCAAAACAACCTGCACAAATTTTAGGTAGAACAGGAATCTAAAAATGATAGATCCTAGTTCCTTTTTAAATTCATCTTATAATGATCCACAAGTTGAACAACGAAAGACACTAGGCACATGGGTAGTTGATGATTTGTACTATGGAGGATTTAAAAAATTTTTAAAATTATTTGAAAACTACGACGATAGACATATTGACTACGGCAATGGAATGTTGTATTATAAAAACAAAATGGCATATCCTATAGATATAGATCCGAAACAGGAATATTTACAATTTATAGAATTTCAATTACAAAATTTACCTATTAGAGTAACAGGTTTTTCTAAAGCATGGGGTGTAAAATATCCTCCTGGAGGATATAGTGGATTACATAGTCATGTTCCTGGACGACAACTTACAAGTGTATTATTTTTAGATACTCCTAAACCAAGTAGAGAATATCCATTAGCAGGCAGTCTAACAACACTGCAACCAACATACGAAGAAACTATAAATTATTTAAAACATGACCCTATTGCAGGTAAACTTGTTATTATGGATGGAAGAGTTTGGCATGGAACATATCCTACCTTAGAAGATAGACATGTTTTTGTTGTAGATATGGATTATGAGGCTTGTATATAATGGATCTAAATGAAGCATATCAAGGAGACAAAGATTTTTGGTTCTTATGTTATCATGGGCGTATACCAGACTATTGGATTAGTAAAGACAAGTATCCTGACTACTGGAAGTTTCTACCGTTATTTGATCATCCAAAGAATAAACATACAGATTATGGTGGAGCAATTATACAATATGATGACGACTTTGCTTGGCCATATAGATCTACAGAATATTTAGATTTTATAAAAAATAGTATAGCAAAATTTCAGTTTAAGAATATACAATTTAAAAAATGTTGGTGGCTTACATATCCAGAAAATGCATTCAGTGGAATGCACACCCATGAAGATAGAGGACAAAGAACAATGACTTGTGTTTTGTTTTTAGATACTCTTGAACTTAGTACACAAACACCGTTAAACGGAAAACTAAAAGCAATTACAATGAATCCTGTAACAGGAGAACTTGTGAGTGATATGATTAAATGCATAGCAGGTGATGTAGTTATTATGGATGGTAAAGTATATCACGGTGTATATCCAACATTGCAAGAACGCAGAGCGTTTGTTGTTGATTTTACATACGAAGTAGAGTTTGATTAATGATAAATGTATATTGGTCGCCAGTTATTAATGTGCAAGATAACCAAGAATTTGTTTCTGAACTAAAATATTTTGAACCAGAAACAATTTATAAAGATATTAAGCCAAGAGAATTTTTTGGATTAGGAGCAGGAATGTGTCCTGCTATTGTTGATGAAGCAAAGAACACTTTTAGAGCAAAAAGTCCTATAGATTTTCATATTAAATTTGATTATGCTAAGGAACAAGCATCAAGTAAGTATGATATTGATCCTAATTTCTTAATGAACTATATAGGAGGCCCAAATGATGAACATGTGCATCAATTAGACCATCCTTGTTTTTTATTTTTTGCAGATAAACCTTTAACAATGACACAATTACATCCTTACTACGAAGAGACTCAGTTCTCGTCAGTTACTATGGGGATTGCAGGTACATACAATATAGCCAGTTGGATTAGGCCTGTACGTCCTGCATTTAAATTTAAGACAGGCGAAAACGAAATTGATATTACAAGAGGAGAAACATTGTGTTATTTTAAATTTAACACAACTGAAAAAATTAAAATGGTAAGATTTGATAGTGCAAAATTATTTGAATCCAAGACAGGACCAGTAATGCAGTGCTTAGGTTATAAAAATTTGAAAGCAAAACGGTTTTTACCAACGCCGTTGCAGGAATGCTATGATGCATTTAATAATGCAAGGTATAAAAATAGGTTATTAAACTATATAAAGGAAAACAAAGTATGACACAGTGGATTGGAGCAATCACAAGAGGACATAATGGTGGAGCAGTTTTACTTAAAGACGGCCAAATTGTATTTGCAATAGAAGAAGAACGTCTTACTAGAAAGAAGTATGACGGTGGACCACTAGCCGCAATGACAAAATTTCTTGATTATACAGATAAATTAGATTATCTTGTAGTAGCACATACACAACCGTTAGAAGAATCAAGTAGAATTGATTTTAGTGGTGGAGATATGTATACAGGACTTGCAAGAAAGCTAGGACTTATTGATAGATCAGATAGTGCATACAGCGAAAACGGAAGATATGTACATAGGCAAGTTATTGATCTAAGTTATGTACATCATAAACTACACGCGGCTTGTGCATTTTATCGTTCAGGTTTTGAATCAGCAGTTAGTGTAATTGTTGATGGTGCAGGAACATTTATTCCTATGAATATAAACACTGGAATGTTTAATGAAGAATATATGACATGGGAGTGCGAAAGTATTTTTAGTTGTGCATATCCTGATGCATTTAAAACTTTATACAAACATCAAGGCGGAAATGGACCTTATCCAGGTACACGTATTCCGTATATTCCTTCAGAACGTGAAGGAGAAGAAGGATTTCATGAACTTGTTCTAGATGATAGTGCAGGTATTACTAAAGCATATGAAGCAGTAACACAATATTGCGGATTTCAGCCGATTGAAGCAGGAAAAACAATGGGTCTTGCTCCATATGGCAAGAAAAATTTAAATATTCCGCCAATTTATACTGATGGACATGGCGGTAAGTGGCGTACAAGTGATAGAAGTGTAATTATTCCTACCTATCCAAATGCGGCTTTAGTAAACGAAGCAAAATATGAGTTTTTAGAAACATCTCAAGACATACTACAAAGTAAAACCGACCTTACTACACTAGAAAACCGTAGGGATATGGCATATGCTGTACAAGAACAGTCACAACAAGAAGTTTTAAACTTAATTTTTAAGGCAGTTGAAATGTCTGGAAATAAAAATGTAGTATTAAGCGGAGGATACGCTTTAAATTGTGTAGCAAACTATTGGTACTTAGACAAACTTAATAAAGAAGGTATTAATTTGTATGTTGAACCGGTATCAAGTGATGCAGGCACAGCAATTGGTGCGGCATTACTTGTATATCACCAAACTACAAAAGATAAAACTGTACGCAATTATGCTGAAACAATTTATGAAGGATTTGCATATTGTCATAGTGATAAAGAAATTGAAGACACAGCAAACAAATACGGTGCAACTGTTGTTGACGCAGATCATAAAAAAGTTGTAGAATTAATTAGAAATAAAAATATTGTTACAATGTTTCAAGGTAGATCTGAAAATGGACCACGTGCATTAGGTAACAGAAGCATACTTTTTGATCCTACATTTGAAGACGGCAAAGATTATGTCAATAGAATCAAGCGTAGGGAATATTTTAGACCATTTGCAGGAACAATTTTATTAGACCATGCACATGAATGGTTTGACATGCGTGGTTTAGAAGAAAGTCCGCATATGATGTACGCAATGGATTGCCAAGATGGTGTTGCAGAAAAAATTCCTAGTATTATACACGTTGATGGTACTTGTCGTATACAAACTGTAACAAGAGAACAGAACAAACACTACTATGAACTTATTGAAGAGTTCTATAAACAGTCTGGTGTACCAATTATTTTCAATACAAGTTTTAATTTAGGTGGAGAACCATTAGTTGAAACATTAGATGATGCTGTGCGTACACTTTATAATAGTGAAATGGAGTATTGTTACTTACCAGAGTACGGTAAGTTGATAGAAATGAAGAACTAATGACCATACATTTATTTGGAATTCCTGTATATAAGACATTATTGAAAGCACACAGTCAAGTTCAACAAGACTTTAAAGAAGTGCTTGAAGATGATAGTAATTTCAACAAAGTTCCAACATGGTATAGCAATGTAGACACAACTTACGGAAATCCAGAAGCTAACGAGCTACCATTTAAGCAGTTTATTAGATCAGCAATAGAAGGACTGAATGAATATTTAGAAACATTTGAAGTAGATGTACCTTTAGACTACCAGATTGAATGTTGGCTTAATAGATATAAGCCAGGACAGTTCCAAGAAGTTCATAATCATTCAGGACCGGCACATATTAGTTGTGCATATATGTTAAAGACACCGCCCAAGAGTGGAAATTTTGTATTTTATAACGATACGTATGATTATTTTCATCAAACAGGATTACCTAACCTAAGTTCACAGCCATTTAAGTATAATAATAGGATAACACCTCCTTGTGAAGAAGGAGAGATAATATATTTTCCTAGTAACTTAGGACATTATGTATCAAATAATGAAAGCAATGACATAAGAGCAACTATAAGTGCTAATTTTGTTGTTAGGGAGAAACAAGATGCTTAAAAACACTATTGACGAAGATACTATCTTTGAAATTAATCCAGATTATGATGTACATGTAAAAAAGTTTGGTCCGTTAAAGCAAAATGTTGTTATTGTAGATAATTTTTACAAAAATCCTGACCAAGTACGTGAGCTTGCATTAAATATTCCTGCATCTCGTAATAGGAGAATACGTGGAAACAATCCTGCTTATAGAATAAATGCTTTTTATGAACTAGATAGTATGTCTTGGATATATGATCAATTATCCAGGATGTATTTTCCTGAAATTACCCAAATGTGGGACGCAGAATACATGCAAAGAAGTTTTATGAACGCAACTTTTATGGTTAATGTAATGCAAACAGAAACTTTACCACCTATTTGTCCACACATGGATAATACGAGTGGAATAAATCTTGCATCAACTATATATTTAAATAATGCAAATGAGTGCAATGGTGGTACAAGTTTTTATACTTTTGGTGGTAACACATTTTATAGTGATCCTTCGGTTACACATACATATGACATAGAAGGAAAGATGCCTGTAACCAAGTATATTAATGATAGTATACATGATTGGAAAATGATTGGTATGGTTCCTATGGTTTATAACAGGATGGTACTATATAATCAAGCAATGTTACATACTGCTTATGTTAAAGAAGGAATGTTTGTTGGTGATAACTATAGATTAAACCAACAATTTTTTATATAGGAGAAAAACATGGAAGGTAATTTTGATGGAGTTGAAGAATATCCAAATGCTTTTCCGATTGATTGGTGTAAGCAAGTAATTAAACGATTTGAAGAAATGTCTGCAAGCCAATTTACAAACTTAGAAAGTAGTATGAAAAATCAAGATGAACGTATTATGATGGACTGGGCAAATCATAATTCACGTTATCATGCAGATGACGATCTATGCCAATTCTTTTATTCTAACCTTAATAAAATTTATACAGAAAAATATCGTAGCAAATACGAAAGCCTAGGAGCAGTAATGCAACATTCGCCTAAAGGAATGAGTGTGCAGAAGACTCTTCCACACCAAGGCTATCATGCATGGCATTCAGAAAATGCAGATCTTAGTTCATCATCTCGTATATTAGCGTATACAGTTTACTTGAATGGTGTAGAAGAAGGTGGCGAAACAGAATTCCTTTATCAAGGTGTCAAAATTAAACCCGAACCAGGCAAATTATCAATCTTTCCTACATCGTTTACACATCCACATCGAGGCAATCCTATCTATAAAGGCGTTAAGTACATTGTAACTGGATGGTATACCTTAGATGAATAATAACGTAAAGAAAGTTGCAGTAGTCGGAGGCGGAACAGCAGGATTTGTTGCCGCATTAATTCTTAAACGCACATATCCTACACTTACCGTTGATGTAATACGTTCTAAAAAGATAGGCACTATTGGTGTTGGAGAAGGATCTACAGAACATTGGTCAGTGTTTATGGATTATGTGGGCATTCAAACTGCTGAACTAATTAACGAGTGCGACTCAACTTTCAAAACTGGTATTATGTTTGAAGATTGGGCAACTAAACCTTATCTACAAAGTGTACATGATCCTTTTGTTGCTGATCAACTAGGAGTTCCTATTGCATATGCAAAACTTATTGGAGAAAATGTTGATCCAAGAGATTTGACAGGAGATTATCTTTGGGATAACATGACACCATTTAATAAATTTATGGAAGAACGCCCAAACGATACTGGAGTCAGTCAATATCATTTCAATACAAAAAAATTAAACGACTTTCTTACAAGAAAAGCAGAAGAAATGGGTTGTACTGTAGTAGATGACGAGATTACAGATGTAGTAATTTCAGAATGGAATAAGATAGAATCAATTAGCAGTGAAAAAGAAAAGTACGAATATGATTTTTATGTTGACTGCACTGGCTTTGCTAAATTATTAATAGGACAACTAGGTGCTCAGTGGCAAAGTTATAGCAAATACCTCAAGATGAAGGAAGCTATTGTATTTCCTACTCCTGAAGAAGACGAAATACCGCTATGGACACTTGCAAAAGCAATGAATGCTGGTTGGTTGTTCCGTATTCCTGTACAAGGACGTAAAGGTAATGGATATATTTTCGATAGTGACTTTATTACAGCAGAAGAAGCACAACGTGAAGCAGAATCTTATTTAGGACACGGTGTTGAAGTTGCAAAAAATATAAAATTCGATCCTGGTGCATTAGATCGTCCATGGATTAGTAATGTTTGTGCTATTGGACTTAGTGCAAGTTTTGTAGAACCGTTAGAAGCAAGCTCAATTGGCACAAGTATCAATCAAAGTTTTCTGTTAGCACAGCGTATTGTAAATTATAATCAAGAAAGTATTGATAGATATAATGCTGAAGTAGGTGCAATTATGGATAACATAAGAGATTTTATTGCACTACATTACATAACAGATAGACGTGATACACCTTTTTGGCAAGAAGTTGCAACTACTCCGATACCAGAAAGTTTAGAGAAAAACTTACGCATGTGGAAAACACGCATGCCAACAACAGATGATATGACATCATATACTAAAAAAGTTTTGTTTAACGAATACAACTATGCTATTGTTATGCATGGTTTAGGATTATTTGATAATGCTAAAATTTTACAGCAATATGAAATGATGCCTGAAGGAGCAAAGCAACACGTTGAAAGTAGCATACAACATAAATTAAATTTTGATCGCACAAAAACTATTCCGCACAAATTAATGCTACAATTATTGCGGAGACTAACATGAGAATATTTGCATTTGGTTGCAGTTTAACACAATATTTTTATCCTACATGGGCAGATATCTTAATACATCAATATAGATCAAAAGGTTACGAAGGTTCTAATTGGGCCAAGAGTGGTGCAGGTAATCAATATATCAATATGCGTTTGTGGGAAGCAAACACAATTCATAAATTTAACAAAGATGATGTAATACTATTACAATGGTCAAGCATGTTCCGTGAAGATAGATATCATATGGGACAAGGTTGGTGGACACCGGGTAATTTTGGACGGATGACTGTGACTGATGATATGCCTTTTGTTTTAAATAATTTTAGATATGAATCTGCATGGATCTGGGCAGACATAATGCATTGCACTATGCGTGATTGTGCTACAATTAGTGCGACACATAAAGCATTAGACACTATAGGTTGCAAAGTTTATTCAACATCATTTAGAGATCCTTTTGAAGGATGGGAAGATGCTCCTAAACATTTTAATCAAACCAATCCTAAATTAGAATTAGAAGATGTAGGAGCAGTTCTTGAAGCATATAAAAAAGATATTGCAACCAATTGTCCTCCTATACTAAATGCACTAGGATTTGGAACAGACGAAGAATTTTTTAAATCTAGACCGTTAAGTGCACCTAGTAGGAAAGAAGAACACAAGCATATGCTTTTACCTGAACTTCATCCTTTTACACATGAAGCGGCAGAATTTGTTGAGAAACATGTTGAAAAACTAAATCAAGAAACAAAAGATTTTGTAGAAGTTTGGAAAGAACAATTAGTAGATAAGCATCCATTGTATCATGAAGACCTTAAATGGTTTAATAAAGAAAAAATTGGATGGTCAGATGATAGATGGAGACCATAATATGAGTACACCTGTAATTGGATTAGATAGAGATGGTACTATAAATGAAGATATTGGCACATATGTAACTAAACCAGAACAATTTACACCTATTCCTGGTAGTTTAGAAGCAGTTAAAATGATTAGAGACAAGGGTTATGATGTTGTAATATTAACAAATCAAGCAGGAATAGTTAAAGGAATATGCGATGCAGTTGATGTAGATATAGTTCATAATCATATGCTACAATTATTAGGAAATATTGGTTGTAAAAGCATAAACGGATTGTATTATTCAACCACTAATTTCAAAGATGATGTATATGCTAAGCCGAATACTGGCATGTTTAAACGTGCGGCGGCCGAAGTAGGAGTAAATTGGAAAAATGGTGTATATGTAGGTGATAAAATCACTGATCTCAAAGCCGCTGTAAAGGCAAAAGCAAAGCCAATATTGGTGCGTACAGGGCATGGTGAAGAAACTGTTAAAAAATTAAATACATTTGCTAACAAAGACCTTAAAAAACAGACAGAAGTGTTTGATAACCTTCTGCAATATGCACATAGCCTTGTAGATTTAACTTAAATTGTACTGTTACATATCTTTGTAAAACGATAAATACAATATGGAGCATGAACAATGAATAAATTTCTGACTAATCTTTTCAGCAAAGGGCCAAACAATACAATTAGTCTACCAGACAGATCAAGCTTCAGTTACAGAGGTAGCTGGATCGGCGTACACTATAATACTGTTATAGACTCATTTCATTTAGGCGAATTTAGCAGTGCAATATATCAAATAACAGTTGAGTATGATTCTAATGAAAAGGAAATTATGCAATTATCTGTTATAGCAAGACCAGACAGAGCTGTTGCTAATATATTTGGACGTTCAAGTATTAATCAAGAATTAGTCAATTTATCTGTTACTGTAGACCAAAGTCAGGTCAAAATCAATGCAAGTCCTACATCAAATACATATGCAGGTGCAAAATTGATTTTTCATGCTACGTATGCAAAAACTATACATCAGCTTACTCCGCCGGCTATTGTCGCAGAGACATCCAGTGTGGAGTCAGATGGTATAAATACTTTTGATGCGACAACAACGTATTTTGATAATACAAACATAACATTTGATAAGGTGTAAGGAATGGCAAAATCAACAATTAACTTAGGTACAGCCGCAAACGACGGTACTGGTGATAGTCTTAGAGCAGGTGCTACTAAGGTTAATGCTAATACTGACGAGCTGTATAGTGCGTTAGGTGACGGCACAAATATTAAAGATATAGTAAACTCAAGCATGGAACTTGATGTTCCAAATGATGACAACAAAATTAACAAAGTATCATTTCATGCTTCAACTTTGAACCAAATGAATGCAATTAGCCCGAGTACATATCACGGCGCAATGCTTCATGTTCATGAAGGCGGATCAGTTTATGTTGCTCATGCAGGTGCATGGCACAAGTTACTATTAGATGCAAGTGGTGGAGCCATTACTAATTACACAGATCCACTTAAATCTGTAGCTTATGTAGGAAACATAAACTCACTTACAGATGTTGATACAGTTTCGCAAGCACCACAAACTGGTAACGTTCTAAAATGGGACGGTGCTAAATGGGCACCAGGTGTTGATACTACTACTGGAGGCGCTGGAACAGACGCTGATACGCTAGATGGATTTGATAGTGCATACTTTACAAACTACAATAACTTAAACAATAAGCCAACCATTCCTAGTGCTTTAACTGATTTAAATATCAGTGATGGTTCAAGTGGACAATATTTAAAAGCAAATGGTAACGGAACATTTGAGTTTGTTACACCAGCGGCAGGCGGATTACAAAATATTTTCCAAACTGTAGATGGTGACACAGGTACAACTACAGCAAATTCACAAACAGATACTTTAACAATCGCAGGTGGTACAAATATTACTACAAGTATTGTTGGAGACACTGTAACAATTAACTATGCAGGCGATGCATTATCAGGTGAAGCAAACCAAAATGCATTTAGTAATGTACAAGCAGACTCAGGACTAGCAGAAGCTGATACCACTACTGATACACTAACTATTGCAGGCGGAACAAATATTACAACATCAGTTGCAGGAGATACTGTAACAATTAATGGTACAGTTCCAACATTAGCAAGTTTATCTGATACAGATACAAGCGGAACTATTGCAGGTAACGTACTTGTTTACAACGGAAGTAACTGGGTTGACAGTACAAGAACTATTGATGAAATAGCATATCCTGCGATTACAACTCTTGTTGTTACAGCAGATTCAAGCAACGGTTACAAATTTGATCAGTACGGTGTAACTGAAGATCCAACAATTTATGCTCTTGCTGGAGCAACTATTGCATTTAAATTAAGTAATTTATCAAGTCATCCTTTCCAAATTGAAACAGGTGGAGGATCACAATACAATAATGGACTTGTACACGTTGCATTAGATGGTACAGAATCAACAGGTTCAGATGCACAAGGTCAAACAAGTGGTACATTATATTGGAAGTTACCTGCTAATATTAGTGGAAACTATGCATATAAATGTACAGTACACAGTGCAATGGCAGGCACGATTGTTGTTAAACAGATGAGTGCAATTTAAGGAAGTAAGAATTAATGGCAACTATAAACGATAAATTCCAAGCCCAGAACGGATTTGAAAGTCCTAAGTTTTCAGTTGATACTAACGGAAAGATAACTACTGAAATACTTGATGTCAAAACAATTCTTCTAAATGGATCTCCGTTTGTTGCTTATGTTCCACCAGAAGACACTGAAGATGATGATACAGGTACGCAGGTATCAAATAGTTTTGAAAGTCTTGCTGTCACAG